TACTTATTCGAGTTTTTCAAGAGGTGAAAAAATAAAAATAGCGTTGGCTTACAAAACAAATGATTTTGCTTTGTATGTGAACGGCACACAAGCGGGAACAAATACAAGTGCATCCACAAGCGGTACACTCTCTCAATTTGCATTTAATAGTGGTGCTACATCGCAAAAATATCAAGGCAATGTGTATCAAGCAATCCTATTCCCTACCCGTTTAACAAATGACCAATTACAAGAATTAACAAAATGAGTTTATTAAATAAAGCGAGTTTAATACAAATACCAAGCGGCTACAAAGATGGCACGTTATATAGTGCCAAGCCAACTAACGGAGATGGAGATTTCACGTTTAGTCGTGGTTCTAACTTAGCGGCAACAAGAGTTAATAGTGAGGGGTTAATAGAGAAGGGTAGGGAGAATCTGTTGCTTCAATCAAATACGTTTGATACTACTTGGTATAATTCGGGTACTGCTTTGACTTCGGGTCAAGCAGGATATGATGGTACAAACGATGCTTGGTTGGCATCAAGAGGTGGTGGGTATAATTATGTGGCTCAAGACATTTCAACAAGCGGAGTACAATCCTACTCAATATACGCAAAGGTTGGTTCTTTTGATTGGATTTATGTAAGAGTGCAAAACTCTGCATCGGCTTATAGAGGTGCTTATTTTGATTTATCAAGCGGTTCGGTTGGCACAGTTGAGAGTGGTATTATAGACACTAAAATTGAAGCCGCAGGAAACGGATATTACCGATGCACTATTATATTCAACGAGAGTCTTAACAGAGTTTTATTTTACCCAGTGCCAAGCAACAACGGAGTTGGAACAGGTGGTACAGGAACTATCTACATCCAAGACGCTCAGTTAGAACTCGGCTTAGTTAGTACAGACGTAATCACTACAACCACCACAACTGCACAAGCGGGTATTCTTGAGGATATGCCACGCCTTGACTATTCGGGTGGGGCTACTTGTCCAAGTCTTTTGTTAGAGCCTCAGAGGAGTAATTTGGCTTTGTATAGTGAGCAGTTTGATAATGCTTATTGGGGAAAGACTGCTGGTACAACAATTACAGCAAATACCACAATTAGTCCAGATGGGTATACAAATGCCTACACTATTGCCTTTGCCGCTGGTGGGGATAGCGTTAATAAAATCATATCTACTGGTTTAAGCGTAGTAAGCGGAACAACTTACACAATCTCTGTATTTACAAAAAGCACTACGCAAGTCATTTTCTTTGGTGGAGCAACGGGCGGAACGGGAACAAATGTTTATAATGGTTCCGTAGATTACGGGAACGGATGGTATAGGCAAAGCGTTACCCGCACTTGGAGTGCTTCGGGAACCGTAAACGTTCAAGTTGTTTTATCATTGCCTTCGGCTGGTTCAACAATCGCCTACGGATTCCAAGCAGAACTCGGAAGTTACCCAACATCCTACATACCTACCTATGGTAGTAGTGTGACGAGGTCGGCTGATTCTTGTAGTAAGACGGGTATTAGTTCGTTGATTGGGCAAACGGAGGGTGTGCTTTATGCGGAGGTTGATTTAAATGTCAAGATAGAAAGCGGTTCTCCCGTTTCTGGTATTTTGACTACAAACAACAATGTAAGTGACTTGCAAAATTGTATTATTTTAGGAGTTGAAAGAAATGCTTCTGGAACAAATAGCATTTATTGTCTTGTTCAAGTTTCAAACGTGACTCAAGCGGCATTGTTTGGGTCAAGTATCACAAGTGGAAACTACAAAATAGCATTGGCGTACAAGGCGAACGATTTTGCACTTTATGTTAATGGGGTGCAAGTTGCGACCGATACAAGCGGAAGTGTACCAACAACAAGCCAAGTTTTGATAGGCACAAGAAGAAATTCGGACAACTTCACTTTGGCAGATAGAGTATCCCAAGCAATCGTATTCCCCACACGACTAACCAACGACGAATTAGCCACACTAACAACAATATAAAATGTTCAGAAAATATTCATTTACAAACGAAACAGAAGCCAACACCTACATCGATGGATTAGGAGTTGACGAAGATGGTAACCCAAGCCATCCTCATAGCATCGTGCGATTGGGTAATATAGTCCTTGAAGAAGGCACATACGATAGCGAAGGCGAAGTAATAACCGAACCCGTTCTTTCAAGTAAATACCACGTTGATGTTTTGTGGAAAGGTGATTCGGTAAGTTCTTGGGATTCTAAAATAGTATGGTGTCCACCGATGGGCGTTCATACGTTTGGTTCATCAAGGGCAATCGCTGAATGGACTGAAAAGTGTAAAGAACTACATCCTGAGTATTTCCCCGAACCAAGTGAAGAGATATGAAAACCTTTTTAGACGAAATAGGAATAAATATAATGCAATCAATAGCGGGACTTTTCGGCTCGTTGTTGCTATTGGGTAAGGGTTCGGCAAAGAATATCAAGCAGACGTTTTTTGCTATCATCACGGGCGTTGCAAGTGCTAACTACATCACACCCGTTGTATGTTCGGCATTGTCTATATCAGAAACGAACTATCAAAATGGTGTTGCTTTTATTCTTGGGTTCTTAGGACTTAAAGGAGTTGAGGCGGTGGCAAAAAGATTCTTTAAAGAAAAAATCGATGCAGATAATTAACGAAATAGCAAACCTTTTAATATGCGTCAATGCGACGTTGTTTTACATCTTCGTTTTTGGGCGTGATGTAAAGGCATTGGCTAAACTAAACTTGATCGAACAAGCCATGTTAAGAGTGGGCTTGGCAATCCCAGCATTAGGGGCGTTGTATAACGTTCTAACGGCTCAATACCCACCGATTCCCGAAATACTTATAAATATTGGATATGCCTCGTTGTGGACATGGGCTTCGATGTTTCATTATAATACTTTTGTAAAGAATGGAAAATAACTTCATACGGATAAACTTTGCGGAAAGCAAAATCCCAATCTTCAAGGAGAACAAATCAAAAGGCTTCTTGACTTATGGTGCGGATAATGCTTATCCTCAAATGTTGATTGATCTATTTAACAGCTCACCAAAGCACGGAGCAATAGTAACTCAGAAAGCTGACTTCATTGCTGGTGATAAAACCGAAATTGTAGCATACAACACAGAGGATGTTGCAAAAGCAAACGAGGCATTAGATTCAATTAACGCCTATGAAGATTTTGACAGCCTCAAATCAAAAATTGCTCAAGACCTTGAGTTGTTTGATGGGTTTGCTTTAGAAATCATCTGGAACAAAGCAAAAACTAAAATAGCTGAGATTTATCATTTGCCTTTTCAGAATGTCCGTCACTCATTAGATGGTCATTATTTATACGCTGAAGATTGGACTGCAAGAAAAGTTGAGCCTGAACATTATTATCCTTGGAATCCCAACACGAGAGAATCTAAGCAAGTGTATTATTTTAAGATGTACAAAGCAGGATGTGGTGAATATCCAACAGCACCATACCAATCAGCTCTTAAATACATCGAGATAGACACAGAGATTGCCAACTTCCATTTGAACAGCATCAAGTCAGGCTTTTCTGCTCAGACGCTTTTACAATTGTTTAAGGGCATTCCGTCACCAGAGGAAGCTCGTCAAACAATCAGAAGATTTAAAGACAACTTTAGCGGAACAGATAACGCTGGAAGTATTATCATTCAGTTCAACGATCCGAATGAAACTCCTTCAGTAGTTAACAACCTTGCACCATCAGACTTTGACAAGCAATTCGACATTCTGAACAACACAGTCCAAGAGGAGATTTTGATGAGTCACAGAGTTACTTCTCCAATGCTTTTCGGTATCAAGACAGAGGGGCAACTTGGAGGGCGTAACGAGTTAATTGAAGCGTTTGAGGCTTTCCAAACTTCCTACATTGAGCCAAGACAGAATCAAATGGATAGAGCCTTGAGTTCTATATTTAAATACATTACACCTGTCAAGCTTAAAACTAAAAACAAGCCACCGATTGGACTTGACTACATTGAACTATTTGAGAAAGGCATCATTGACAGAGATGAGGCTCGTATTGAGTTAGGAATGTCAGCTACAACAGCAATGTCTGAACAAGTAAAATGTGAGAGCTGTGAGAATCCTTTTGGATGGGATGATGACAAAGATTTAAAAGTTTTTGCTGAGTTTGGTGAAGATGCTGACAATTTTGAGTCAGTACCCTTGGAGTTCGGAGATGCTCTACAAGCGATGATTTTGCAGTGGCTGTATAGTAACGAGGGAATCACCTTAGAAACGCTCTCTAACAACATTAAAAAGCCTGTGGAGGAGATAATGCGAGAGGTTGATGATATGGCACAAAGAGGCTTGATTGAATCTGTTGAGGATGGTTTTAAAATCACACCTGAAGGAACAACCACTCTTGAAAATTCAAATGTAGGAACAGAGATTGTGACTCGTTACACTTATGAGAAAGCACCGGGAATAAGCGGAGGCGATTTGTTGCCTACATCTCGTGACTTTTGTCAGAGAATGATAAGACTCAACCGAGTTTACACAAGGGAAGAAATTGACCAAATATCTGTGATTCTTGCAAGGGAATACAATGATCCTGGTTATTCAGCTTGGAAAAGACGAGGTGGATGGATGACAATCAAAGGCACAACCACTCACGTTCCATATTGCAGACACATTTGGCAACCACAATTATTAAGAAGAAGAATCAATGGCTAACTTTGTTTATTTTATATCGACTCAATACCTACGAGATAATTCACCTATCAATGAAAATGTTGATCCTAAGCTTTTAAAATCTGCAATCAAGGAAGCTCAAGAGATTTACATTCGTGATGTGATTGGCTCGGGTATTTATGATGAGTTGCAAGATCAGGCATATAACGACACTCTGACAAGTGACAACAGAACATTGTTAGATTCATACATTGCACCTTGTTTGAAATACTACTCACTCACTGAGTCAATGTTGCCAATGACGTTCAAGTTCATGAATAAGTCAGTAGCGACTCGCAACTCTGAGAATGCCACACCGATTACAACAAGTGAATTGACACAGATAGAGCAGAGATACAGAGATAAGGCGGAGTATTATGCAGAACGATTAAGAGATTATTTAAGAGAGAATCCAACATTATATCCTAAGTTCTTGAATCCTGGAAGTGGTTTTGATGTAATTCGACCAAAGAATACAGCATTGTTTGGAGGCATTTATATGCCGGGTACAAGTGATGACTGCTTCTACAATTACGATTTCCCTAATGACGAAGAATAAATGGAGGCTAAAAAACGAAGCCAAACTGAAAAAGTATGACGCTCAACCAAATCATCGAAAAGATAAAAACCCAAGCGGAAAGCCACAAGATGGTGGGAAAGTTCGCAGTGGGAGCAGAGTTTGACTTTGCAGTTGATGAAGTTAAATACTATCCTCTTGTGTGGTTAGTTCCAAATGGCTTCACATTTAACACAGAGCAGAAGGCAGTCAATTATGACTTCTCAATGCTTGTGATGGACAGACAATTTGAAAGCAGTTCTAACACCATTGAGGTTCTATCAGACACGGCAGGGATTATTATCGACATTGTAACACTACTTAAAAGAAACGTAACCGATGCAGACTTTGAGATCGTGGTTAGCGGAAACGCTGAACCCTTTTTTGACTCCCGTACTGACGTTGTTGCTGGGCATGGTATTAGCTTTACTATTAACACGCCCTACCTCGAAAGCTACTGCGACATTCCAACGTGATACGAGTAGAGTAATAATAATTAGAGAAATCTATGCAGTTGACAAAGAAATTGATTCGCTCCGCAACATTTACTCTGATAGCATTAGCAGTGTTAATACCACAAAGAGCATTCTCTCAATTCTCAGACTCCACGATAAGAGAGATTAACGAGCGATTGATTGAGTTGCATGAATGCAGAAAGAAGCAAGAACTTTATATCAAGTTAGCACACAATGACTCGTTAACTATACATCGTCAAGACAGCATTATTCAAGAACTAATAATAGCCACTAATAACGAAAAAGAGGCTAAATATAGATATCAAAAAATATCAGCCTTATCAAGTGCTTTGCTCTTGTTGGCATTAATACTATGAAAACAAATGTACACATCATCAGAAACACATTCGAGCCAAAAAAGGTATTACTCATCTCTGACGCACACTGGGACAATCCAAAGTGTGACCGTGACCTACTTAGAAGCCATCTCGAAAAAGCAAAAGAAATCGGGGCGGACATATTGCTTAATGGCGATACCTTCTGTTTAATGCAGGGGGCTTACGATCCTCGTAAGAACAAGAACGACATCCGACCTGAACACAACAAAGCAAACTATTTAGATGCCGTTGTAAATGATGCGGTCAAATGGTTTTCTCCTTATGCTCATTTAATCAAGGTAGTCGGTTATGGTAACCACGAAACCAACATCTTAAAACGACAAGAAACAGATGTGATTGAACGCTTTGTGTATGGGCTTAACTCAACCAATGACACCAATGTTGAAGTTGGTGGATATGGGGGTTGGATAATTTACAACTTTGCTCGTGAGAATAGCAATGGCAAAGTCAATTTCAATATCAAGTATTTCCACGGATCAGGTGGAGGCGGACCGGTAACGAAGGGAACAATTCAGTTTAACAGAATGCAGACTTTTGTTGAGGGTGCTGACCTTATTTGGATGGGGCATGTACACGAAGATCATGAATTAACGTACACAGTTGAACGACTGACTCATAACAACAAGGTAAGACTTAGAGATATTTTGATGGTTCGTACTGCAACTTATAAAGAGGAATACAACGATGGCAAGGGAGGTTGGCATGTGGAGAGAGGGGCAAGTCCAAAGCCTTTAGGTGGTAGATGGTTAGAAATGTACCCACAGAGAGTAATCAAAGACGGCAAAGAAGAAGTAAAAGTCAACGCATTTACATACAAGATAAGATGAAGATAGAAGTGAACTACATATTCCGTGAAAACATGATTGATCCTATTTACGAACAGATAGGATTAGAAACAGAAGCACACGAAGTGGAAATAGTTGAACAGGGCGTTTTAGACTTGACAAAAGTGGTAGGAGCTTCACAATTTTACGAGATGACTCAAGTGTTTTGTGAGGGTTCTCATTCTTTTTATATAGATTTGCCTTACGAAGAGTTTAGATATATATGGCTGACAACGTGAACAATCCTACCCACTATGCAGGGGAGATTGAATGTATAGAATGTATTAAAGCACAAATGAGTTATGAAGAATTTAAAGGTTATTTACGGGGTAATTCTCTTAAGTATATGTGGCGTTATAATCGTAAAAACGGAATGGAAGACCTGCAAAAAGCAGAGTGGTATCTCAAAAGATTACAAAAAGAAATACAAGACCATGGGTAATATAAACAACGCAAACATCGACTACATCCTCAAGTGGGAGGGTGGACTTAGTAAACATTCAAAAGATTCAGCATCGTCAGACTGTGTGCCTGATGGCTCTGGCGTACATACGAACCGAGGAATCACTTGGAAATCTTGGAAGGCTCAGTTTTCAGATTCTCCTGAATCAATAAAGAGATTCTATGAGATGAATCACGATGATTGGAAAAAAATCTACAAACTATACTGGGATGGCATCAAGGCAGATGATATTGAATCCGATTTAATCGCTGAGTTTTGGGCTGATTTTGCTTGGGGTTCTGGTGTTTACGGAGCAGCCAAGCAGTTGCAGAAATTCATCGTATCAGAGGGTTTTAACATTGCAGTGGATGGGAAGGTAGGGAAGAACACTTTGAGTGCCTTAAATCGCCTTATAATCATGAAAGGAGAGGACTATATCTACTTAAAGAGTTACGACCATAGAGTTGACTTCTTGAGAGGGCTTGATTCATTCAAGCATTTTGGTCGTGGATGGATCAGCAGATTAAAGGACTTTCACAACTACGCACTAAGTAAATTGAATGGCTGATTCTCTTGAAAGCATAGGAAAAGAGTATTCAGATTTTAACCCGTCAGCAGATGATGGGATTTTGCGTATAGTCCAGAATTGGGGCAACGAGCTTATTGCTCAGATGCAGAACCGGTTGAGGATTAACAACACTAACGCCTCAAGTTCATTATCTCAGTCTATTGAGCCACAAATCAAAGGAACACAAAAAGGATATCGTTTGACTGTCCTAATGCAAGAGTATTGGTTTTATGTTGAGAACGGTAGAAAACCAACTAAAGCCGGTGGCAATGGTGAATTGTATCGTAACATTTATGAGTGGGTACAAAACAAAAGAGAAATGCAGATGAAGATTTCTCAGTCACCTGATAGAATTGCAGCCACTAAATCACTTGCTCACGCTATTACCAACAAGATACACAAAGAGGGAACACAATCGCAACCATTCGTGACACCATCTTTAAAACAAGTCACAACTCAAACCCTCGCTCAGAGAATTGGGAGGTACATTGCCGACACTTTAGGCAGCCCATAAAGAAAAAAGTTTTTTCATTCTGCAAATTATTTTTATATTTGTGGCATGGAAATACAAGAAATTGTAAAGCTAATCAAGCTTAAGAAACGTCACGGCATCATCAAGCGTGTCAGTGAACAAACGGGCGTATCTATGCCCAGCGTCAAGAAGTACATTGAAGGCAACGTTATTTCAGACAAAGCCCTTTTAGTTTTAAAGGCTGCCCTTGAGGACATTGAAAATGAGGAGGTGCAGCAATGATTACTATTTTAGTTGAGGACAAAGATGTTGTTGTTGAGCAGTGTTTTGTCACGTTAATCTTTGATCGTGAGGAAATCGAGTCAATGATTATGGAGCATTACCGGGATGAGTATTCTGACCATGTGTACAGAACAGTTGACGAAGAAGGTGCATCATTCACCACTGACTTTCTTTTGTACAATGACATTGAACGCCACGATGTTATCAATGACTTGATGTACTATCACGACCTAAAACCAACCAAAATCAAATTAGTAGAAAATGAAAACAAGTAATGAAACAAGCAACCTTGTAAAAGCTCTGTTTGAGTTCCAAGGCAAAGTCAACGCTGTTAAGAAGACAGCCAAGAATGACCATTTCCACTCTTCGTATGCGGATTTGTCCAGTATTCTGACAACCATCAACCCGGTGTGTCAAGAGTTAGGGCTTCTAATTACTCAGCACCCACACGATGACGTATTGGTCACCAAGATTTATCACGTTGAATCAGGCGAATGGATGCAATCTGAACAGCTCTTAAGAATGCGTGATGCTAACAATCCACAGCAGTATGGTTCTGCTTTGACCTATGCTCGTCGTTATGCCCTTGCATCTATCTTTAATTTAAACCAGGCAGACGATGACGGAAATTCTGCAAGTGGGCATCAAGTTAAAACAGTCAAGGAAACCATAACACCACAACATCCAATGTGGCAGAAAGCATTAAAACACATTCAGAACGGTGGCAACATCCAAGACATTAAAGACAAGTTTGTTCTATCTAAAAAGCATGAGGAGGTATTGACAGCAACCAAATGACTAATGACTAAAGGATTTAAACTATTATGAAAACAAGTAAAGAAACACAACTAAAACGCTATGGAAGTTTTTTACACGATGTGTATGAAACCAAAATAGCAACAATCGAAATGTGCAAAAAGCACAAGATTAATGTCAACACTTTGACTTCGATGAGAAGAATGTGCTTGATTGACAGAAAAGGCAACAGCAAGATGCAACACAAGCCAAACATCAGAACTGTGCAATCTGTTATTTCAAACAATAAGGAATATCAGAAAAAATACCATCAAGCAAAAAGAGTTGAATCAAAACCAAGAAAGCCCATTGTAAAGACCCATACAAAAGAAATCAATCTATTTTGGGGTATGATAAAAATAATCAGATGATGGAAGTTACAATGACTCAAAGCCAAGAGGAATGGCAGAAAGCAAGAGCCAACAGATTCACAGCCTCTGTGGTTCACAAGTTAATGGGGAGCAGCCGATCAGGTTCTCCCCTTTCAAAGACGGCAGAAACATTTGTCTATGAACGAGCTGCTGAGATACTGACCGGCAATTCTAAGCCAATTTACGGAGATGCTCTTGATTGGGGTATAGCACATGAGCAATATGCATTTTTTAATTTCAATCAGCAGAACTTTCAGGAGTGGACATACTACGGAGGAGAAACCTACGTCTTTATTCCCTATGGGGAGTACAGCGGATATTCCCCAGACGGCTTGAGTTCGGATGCTATACTTGAAATAAAATGCCCTTACAATAGTGGCATCCATTTAAAGAACTTCAATATCTATGATGCAGATAGCCTTAAGCAAATACATCCTGAGTATTATTGGCAGATGCAACTCGGAATGTTAGCCACTGACCTTGACTATGGTTATTTTGTTTCGTATGATCCACGAATGCCAGAAGAAAAACAGATGCACATAGGAGAGATTGAGAGGCATGAAGTCGAGTTTGAACTAAATGAGAAATTGACAAATGCTTGGGAATTATTGCAAGAAATTTTGTCAAATTAAAAAGAAAGTTTATATTTGAAGTATGGAAGTACCAGTAATTTTAGTTTTACCAATCGCATTGATCATGGCTATTTGCTATTTAGCTTATGCTAAAATCTGCGATGACATTAGAGAATTTAAGAAGCTTGAGGATGAGCTTGAGCGTCAAGCCAATGAATCTGAAAAGCCTTATGTTGAACCACTTTACAGAAGGAGATTCAAGAAATGAACAACATGATTCAGCAAAGGGTTGCTGCCGTTCTACTAAAGCATCCTGAAACCAAAGATGATGACCGAATGCTTACTGCTTATTATTGGACAATGCAGATGGCAGACGAAGGAATCAGATTAGAAACCTTTGATGACTTTAAACGTGAGTACACATTTGGCAAGTTGACCGATGCCCAGACGATCACGAGAATCAGAAGAAAGCTTCAGATGGAACGCCCACAATTTAGAGGCAAGAAGTATTTGGAGAAGATGGCAAAGCAACAAAAAGTCAAAAGTGATTTGGGTTATACTGATAATTCATTATATTCGTAGAGCAAACAACAGGGTAGGAGCTGTTATGTTAAAAGATTTTTGCCTCGGCTGGTTAGATGGACTCCTACACATCTAATCGGTACGGGGCTTTTTTTATGGCACAAAATAAGAAATCATTCATATTGTACACCGACCTAATTCATACGGTGCAGCAATTAAACGAAGAACAAGCCGGTAGATTGTTTAAGCATATTCTCGCTTATGTTAATGACCTTGATCCTGAAACAGACGATGTTATAACCAAGATTGCATTTGAACCTATTAGACAACAATTAAAGCGTGACCTTCAGAAATGGGATAGCTACATTGAAAAGCAAAGCCTTAATGGGAAAAAGGGTGGCAGACCAAAGAAACCCAAAGAAAGCGAAAAAACCCAAGCCTTTTCTGAAAAACCCAAAAAAGCTGATAGTGTTAATGTAAGTGTAAGTGATAGTGAAAATGTTAATGTAATAAATAAGAGAGATAAATCTCTCTTGGTGGAAAGGGATGAAATTTTTGATCAGGTTTGGAAGGCTTACAGCCAAGTTTCAACAAGACAACCTGGAAGTAAGAAGGATGCAGCATCAAAGTTTAAAAAACTAAAACAGACAGATCTTGAAAAGATCAGGCAGCATTTACCAAAATATCTCAAGAATCACATCGCAGCACAAAAGACAGATTATCTTCCTAACTTTACAACGTATTTAAATCAAAGAAGATACGAGGATGAAAAGCTGCCGTATGCGGATAGTCAGAACGAATTAGACAACTGGACATTATGAAACACGGATCTTTATTTAGTGGATTAGGTGGCTTTGATTTAGCGGCTGAGTGGATGGGATGGGAGAACATCTTTCACTGCGAGTGGATGGAATTTCCTCGTAAAGTTTTAGACTACCACTTTCCAAATGCTGATTCACACATTGATATATGTAAAACTGATTTTAAAAAATATGCAAACAAAATTGACATTCTCACAGGAGGATTCCCATGCCAACCATTCTCAATGGCAGGGAAAAGAAAAGGCACAGATGATGAACGCTATCTTTGGGGCGAAATGCTTCGAGCAATACAAGAAATTAAACCGGCATTCGTCATCGCTGAAAACGTCTTTGGTATCACTAATATTGATGACGGATTGGTTTTCGAGCAGGTGTGCCTTGACTTGGAAGGTGAAGGGTACGAAGTACAGCCGTTTGTTATTCCAGCTGCAGCCAAAAACGCTCCGCACAGAAGGGATAGAGTCTGGTTTGTTGCTCAAAACACCATGCTCAGCAGATGCGTACACGGAGAATTTGAGCAAGAAAGAGCAGAAGTTCGGGAATTCGGGAACACTCGCTCAAGAGGTTCAGAGCGGTTTTATTTACAAAAGGGGAATGCTGCTGACTCCAAGTGCATCAGACGGACTGAGATCAGGGATGACAATGGAGAGTTTGAAAAAACACAACAAGATAAATGCCGAAAAAAGCAATTTAGCAGAACAGATAGCACACAAAGTGAATGGAGGCAGTTCCCATCTCAACCCGCGATTTGTGGCGGAGATGATGGGCTTCCCACCGAACTGGACGGAATTACCTTTTCAAAGTGGAGAGCAGAAAGTATCAAAGGATACGGAAACGCCATAGTGCCACAGATAGCACTTGAGATATTTAAGCAATTAGAAAAAATATACTTAGAATTGTAATCATGTTTATTCAGGATGTTAATCAGGAGATGATATTGGAGCGATTAAAAAAGCTCTGTTCATTAGGTGGCATTAAGCCACCACAACAAGGAAAAGAGTTCATCGAGTTTATTCAAGACGGATTTGCAAGATGCGAAATCGAAACGATGGACAAAGCCTTCAGAGAGTATTTGCTTGGCAAGTACACGATAAGACAACCACTACAGTTAAACGTCAAATTTGTAAGCGACATCATGAACGCTTACATCAAAGACAACAGTCACACTTTAAAACTAAAGCCAAGAGAGTATTTGGCAATAGAAGCACCGGTTGATAATAGCCCGAAGATGTCAGCCTTTGATATAGCCAAAAGCAATTGGGAGAATGTCAGAACAAAAAGGGCGGTAGTGTTTCCATCTTTTCTATGCAAGGCATGGGAGGAATTAGAAGACAAGCCAAAGATTGATGAAAAGCGAGTGGCTGAGTTAGTGGAGATGATTAATGACAATCAAAATATATGGTTTTACAAACTCAAAAGAGAGAGAGGTCATAAACAGAAACGCTCACAATTAGACGAGGAAATTATTTACAAGGCAGCCTGTATGGCGTATTATTTAGAACTATGAAAGATTTTTACCCAGAATACATTGCAGCAAAGCAAAAGCTTACACGATTAGAAAAGCAACATGACAACTACCAAAGAAAGGTCAGAAACCAAATGAGAGAGTATCAAGTGACCATTCACAAGATGAGGCATGAAATACTAAAACTCAAAGGACACAATGTTGAAAGATGTCAGGAACTATATGAACGCATTCTCAACGAGTACGGCATTACTGAAGATGAACTCAAGTCACCAATGAGAGATAGATCAATCGTTAACGTCAGACACGCTTTGTTTTATCATCTAAGACATCGAAAGAATTTCAGCACAATAAAAATAGGTTCAATCTTTAATCGTGACCATTCAAGCGTTATCAATGGATGTAAAAGAGTGGAGAATTGGCTGGACATTCCGCAAGTTTACAGAGAGGAGTTAACCATATTAGAGTTAATCAATGGAGCTGACAGTCAGGAAGGGGCGTGAGTACGTTCACATCATACTTGAGAATGATAAGCAAGTCATCTACTATGCAAAAAAATACATCAAACAAGGCTTTGAGGTTTATTCAATATGCAATGACAAGACTGTGCGTTTATTGTGTAAAACTTCTTAAAAAAGGATAAAAAAGATAAACAAACTTTGACATATCAAAAAAGCCGACATCATAAACGAGCTTACCAAAGCCGAATGGTTGAGGGAAGTTTGTGACAAGATAGGGAAGCACCAAGCCAATGATTTGTATCAGGAGGTGTTTCTCATAATCTGCGAAAAGGATGAAGATTGGATATTGGAAAAATACAATAGCGGATATTGGGAGGGCTTGGTCATCCGTATCGTGGTTAACCAGGCTTACGGACAATACACACGATTCAACAAGTTATTCAAACAAGAGCCAATGTTGGACAGCTCCAAACTTGAAATACCTGATCATGATGTTGACTACCGAAAAGAAATACTGCATTACTGCATTGACATCGTACTTAGAGATTATGATTGGTATCACACAAAGATTTGGAAGTTGTATTCTGAAGGAGGTCGAAACATTAAACCAAAATCAGCACGATCCATCAGCAGAGCTACTGGCATCAGTAGACACGAAATAGACAAAGTAATCAACGAGATTAAATACAAAGCAAATAAACAATTCAAAAAATATGAGCCTTACATTTGAGATATTAGGACTCGCCTCCGCAGGAGTAATTCTTGTAAGAAACTGGACATATAAGCTAAAGGTTAAGCCATTTACCTGTGAGCTATGTCTTGCGTTTTGGTTGAGTGTACTGTACTTCCACTCCTTGGAGGGAGTTCTATTCTCATTTGCGGCAGGGATGACAGCAGCGATATTAAACAGATATGTATGAACTAAAAGATCTAAACGAAGTAATTGACACACTACAAAGACATTTAAAATACCGAAAGGGCTTTGCCATAAGTCAACCAAGACCGAGCGAAGTCAACGAGGCACTAACCAAAGTAATAAGAATACTAAATGAACAAAGAACAAATTGATTTCATCTTAACAGAGATGTTGCCGGTGTTTCAGAAATGGAAAGAAACACAAGTGCTAAAGATGACACCTGAGCAGAACGTAGAGTTCAGATCAGTCTATGTACAAGAGATGGGTAAGCCACTTCCAACGTGCGGTAATTGTGTAGTTGAGGGAATGCTCTCAATGATTATCAGAGCAGAGGCACAGCAGAAGGAACTGAACACTGATGACGAGCAACCAATTAAAAAAAAGCGAAGAAAACGTGTCGTGCGTAACACAGATAATAAAACAGACCTGGGCGAAGGATAAGCCTTGGCTTGTTGTTGGAACGGGTGCATCTCTTGAGAGGTGGGATGCTTCTATGATGTTAGACTATAACGTCTGGACAATTAATGGAGCATTGGAAAAGACACGCTATGCAGATATAGCAGCGTTTCACGATCCTGTGATTTATAACGAACCACAGAAATACATTCACGGAAAATACAAAGCACGTTTTATCCTAACCAGAACCTGCAATCAAAAGATTTATGACAACACCATTTTTGTTCAGTTCAAGATTGATCCGAATATAGGGCATTACACATTTAGAACATTCAACTCAAGCTCATTTGCATTTGAACTACTGATGAACCGATTCGATCAAGTTTACACGTTAGGCATAGATGGAGGCAGAGCTTTATATCAAGGACTGACTGAACACTACATCCAAGCAGAACAAGGCACAGACTTCAATGCTCACAACGCTCACATGCACGAACTACAACAAAGAACCAAATGTCAATTAATTAGACTTTGAAAAAGCACACCAAAATATATCTGAAGGAAATGAACTACCATCCTACCGATTGGATAGCGTGTGAACTATGCGGCAACACAGCAGTTGATATTCATCACATAGAGGCAAGAGGTATGGGTGGAGGAAACCAAGACACGATTGAAAACCTGATGGGATTATGCAGAAATTGTCACATAGAATATGGTGATAAAAAGCAACACAAAGAGATGTTAAAAGTTGTCCATAAGGTTAAGATGACAGAAAGAAAATGAACACACAAGTAGTAAAAATAACAGACATTAAAAGCAACCCGAACAATCCTCGTGTAATCAAAGACGAGAAGTTTCACAAACTATGTGAATCAATAAAGGCATTCCCTAAGATGCTTGAGCTACGCCCAATCGTTGTCAATGACGATATGGTTGTACTTGGAGGGAATATGCGATTAAAAGCATTAAGGCATTTAGGATTAAAGGAAGCACCTATCATAAAAGCATCAGACTTAACCGATGAACAACAACGTCAGTTCATAATTAAGGACAACGCTGGATTCGGTGAATGGGATTGGGATATGATAGCCAACGAGTGGGATACTGATGAACTTGAGGAGTGGGGTGTTGATGTTCCTGTGTTTAAAATGTCAAAAGATCAACAAGGAACAGACACAAGCGAATATGATTTTGAAAATTTTGATCAAACGGGATTTACAACAATTCGTGTTGTGTTGCCTGATGACCAAGCTCAAGAATTGATTGAACGAATTGACATGATGAAAGGATCAAAAAACACAAGTGAATACATTTATGAACATTTCTGCAATTAACAAAGTCAAGAATTTTGACAACACTTTAAAGGTCGTTCCCAAATTAAAAGAAACATCAAAAAAACTTGAGGCAAACACAATGTACACTGATCAATCAGGCAGACCATTGTTGTATTACACGAACATTGCACATTGGGAAGAAACAAAAAATTTAATTGCAGCATCTTTAACAACTGATGCTCATTCTTCCACCAGAACAAATGGGGCAAAAACAAAAAGCAGTGTTTTTGGATTTATGCCGAGAAATGCTTTGAGATACAATTATTGTAGAAAAACTGTTTCAACAAAAAAAGAGAAAAGAAACTGGAACACACTTGTAGATTTTGCAAAGTCAAAATTAATGCCTTTGTATTTGGAAAACTTTTACATTGACAACGAAATGAAAATGCAAGAGAGGATTTTGGAAGATTGGAAAATTGATGACACCATTTTTACAACAATCTCTATAAATTTTAATCAGTTGATCAAAACTCATTATGATTCATTTAACACAAAAGGTTCTTTGTCCAATGTTTTAATTTTAAAAGAAAATGCACAAGGAGGGGAATTGTATTTGCCAGAATATGACGCCTACATTCCACAAAATCATGGAGATTTAACAATTTTTAGGGGTGAAGAAATTTTGCACGGTGTTTGCAAATGTGATATATCAAATGGATTTCGAGCGTCTTTGGTTTTTTATCAATTAGAACAATTACAACACTGTTATCCATATTTAGATGAATTGAAAACAGCTCAAGAATGGTATGAACAAAGTGCAAAAAACAGGTTGTTAAAAAGACAGAAAATGAAAAAAAATTGACAAAGTGAAAAAAAAGTTGTTTATTTGAAGCATGAAACAAGAAACATATAACGGATGGAAAAACTATGCTACTTGGTTGATAGCACTTCACATTGACAACGATCAAGCTTTGCACGAACACGCCATTGAATTGGTAGGTGATGATGATTGTGAGTGGGGAACTGCAAAAGCAGCAATACATTTAAGAGATTGGTTTTATGAATTGATAACTGAACTTGAAGAAATGATTCCAAACAATGCTTTAATTTGTGACATGATAAACTGCACATTGGGGCAAGTTGATTGGATAGAGATAGCTGATCACTATATTGAAACTTACAGAGAAGTAACAAAGAAAGAACTTGGCTAACGAACAGAATCTCATACCGTACAAAAAAGGTCAATCTGGGAATCCAAATGGTAGACCTAAAAAGATAGAGAACGTCTTAAAAGATGTGTTTCTATCTGAGTACAATGTGAAATTATCCAAGAGTCAAACGGAAGAAATACTCAAGAACATTTTAAGCAAAAGCAGAAGCGAGTTGATTGAGTTAGCTAAGAATGATGACCTGCCTTTCTGGATTTCGATGATAGCAAAAAAAGCCACACGAGATTATGAGAGAGGCAGTATTCATTTGTTGGAGTTGTTATTTGATAGAGTCTATGGTAAACCAAAGGAAACTGTTGATCAAAACATTGAAGCAAAAACAATCAACGTCACACTAAACTTAGAAAACCCAAAAGGAAAATAATATGGATGAAATTACATTTTTAGGAAACGCCTGGTCAGATGACTACGGCTTAAACATCACGATTAACGTGGAGAAGTTCAAACAAGCTTTGAATGACGGAAAGCTTGAGATTAACAAGTACGGAGATGTCAGAATCAGAGTGCAGAAACTCAAGCATCAGAACGACAGGTCAAAGGCAACCCACTATGTGGCAGTGCCAAGACCACCGAAGGAGAAAGACGATCTACCATTTTGAGAATCTTACTACTACTTGACGGCATGAATGGGGTGTCCTTCCATAGGTTGTACACTCCATACGTCAAAATTCAAATAGACTACGGAATCACAGTTGATGTTTCTGTTGATCAAGGGGAATGGGCTGACCTACCTTTTGAGAAATATGATTGCGTGGTATTCAACCGATGGCTTGGAAGATTGCAATACAACATCCTTCCGATACTTGCCAAAAAGAAAATCCCTTTCATAGTTGATATTGATGATTATTGGATTATACCTAAACACAACCCAGCTTATAAGTTTTACAGAGCATTTATCAAGAATGGAATCAAGGACAGCCTACACTATGCAGATGCTGTCATGGTTACTACCGAACAACTTCGGGAAAAAGTTCATGAATTTAATCAGAATGTTCACATCGTTCCCAATGCCTTAGACTTAAATCAAAGCCAATGGAAAGCAGAAACGGAGCATCCTTTCACTATCGGTTGGGTAGGAGGGTTATCTCACACCGAAGACTTAAAGTTGCTCAGCGACAAAATAAAGCCTATCTGCGAAGAATACGGAGCGAGATTCCTAATGTGTGGATTTCACGAGAATGTTCCCGATTGGGCAACAATGGAAAAAGCAATCACAGGAGAGCCAAGACATAAACGCCCTGAGTGGTTTCAGACAAGGGTAGGAACAAAAGCAAATGAGTTTGGCAAGTATTACTCAGAGATAGACATCTGTATTGCTCCACTACTTCCGACTAATTTCAACCGATACAAATCAGAGCTGAAGATTCTCGAAGCGGCAGCCTACAAGTTGCCTATCTTTGTGTCATCAGTTGAGCCATATACAAACCATCGTGACAATCTTGGATGTTTCTTTGTTAAGAATAACGATTGGTCTGAGATTGGAAAGCTGATCAAGTCAGACAAAGTGAAAGAGGTGGGCATGATTAACTATCACTATTGCCAAGAACACCACAACATTGACATTGTAAACAAAAAGCGTGTAGACCTACTTAGGCAAGTATGCAAATAAACTACTCAAGACCAAAACTGACGAGTTACCAAAAAGCCATCTTGGATTCAGATGCACGTTACACAATAACGGCTGCATCTACTAAGACAGGTAAAACGGCAAGTCATATAATTTGGTTATTTGAGCAGAGTTTAAATCTAAAAGAAAATCAATCAGTGTGGTGGGTTGCTCCTGTGTACCAACAGGCAGAGATAGCATTCAGAAGGATGAAGGCACAAGTGACAGAGAAAAACTTCTTTGTATCTAACGAAAGCAAGTTGACACTGATAACACCGGTAGGCTCAAGGATTGAGTTTAAATCGGCAGAGAAGCCTGACAACCTTTATGGTGATGATGTATATGCGGCAGTCTTTGATGAGGCATCAAGAGCAAGAGAGGACTCTTGGTTTGCACTTCGTTCAACACTAACGGCAACACAAGGCAAATGTAAACTCATTGGAAACGTCAAGGGCAAAAAGAATTGGTTTTATAAATTAGGAGAGAGGGCAAAGTCAGGTGATCCCAATATGGAGTATTTCAAGATCACAGCTTACGATGCGGCAGATGAAGGCATCATTGAACGTGAGGAGATTGAACAAGCTAAACGTGACTTACCTGAGTATGTGTTTAGGGAGTTGTACTTGGCTGAACCTGCTGACGATAATTCTAACCCGTTCGGACATGAGAACATCAACGCTTGTATTCAACAAAGCACCGGCACACCAAAGGCATACGGCATTGACCTTGCAAAGTACACAGACTGGACAGTCATCATAGGACTAAACGAAAAGGGCGAGGTCGTTCACTTTGACAGATTCCAAGCTGATTGGAGTCAGACGCTTCAAAAGATAACGGCAACCATAGGAAACACACCTGCGTTTGTGGATAGTACAGGAGTCGGTGATCCTATCGTTGAGCAACTACAAAGGCAGCATCCAAGAATCAAAGGCTTTAAATTCACAAGCCAATCAAAGCAACAACTGATTGAGGGCTTAGTGGTGGCGGTACAGAGTCAAAAGGTAAGATTCCCTGAGGGCGTGATTGCCGATGAAATGCGTAACTTTGAATTTGAATACACAAGAACAGGAGTGAGATACACAGCACCACAAGGACTACATGATGACTGCGTGATGTCTTTAGCTCTTGCCAATGATTGCAAACAACACAATAAACCAGGACTATTCTACTATGCTTAAATGGAAAGATATTACAATCGGAATGCTTCAAGAGATTGGGGAGCTTCCTGATGACCTTAACCCTATTGAGAAAACAGCTCACACAATAGCGATAATTAAAGGGCTGACTTATGAGGAGGTTGAGAAGTGGACACTAAACGACTTGCGGAAAATTGACTTGTCTTTTTTAGAGCAAGAACCAAAGCACCGATTGAAGTGGACATTCAAACACAAGGGAAGAAGGTTTAAGCTCGTCAAAAATGCTAAAGCAATGGAGGCTCACCACTTCATTGAGTTGCAAGAGTTAGGTGACAGCGATAAAATAGAGGCGTTACACAAAATCATTGCTTGTTTATCGTACCGGGTGAACATCTTTGGGAGTAAGATAGAGGATGATTATCAGTGGAAGGTTGACAATTTCAAGGATTTACCTGCACCACAATTTTACAAATACTCGCTTTTTTTTTCGGCTCTCTATCCGAAATTATTAAAAACTACCCTAACTTATTTGAAGGGGGAGGTGAAGAAAGCAAAGGAGATGTTTTCGGATGGCTCGGACTCGTTGACAGATTAGCAGGTGGCAGAAGGCAGGAATGGGATGCAATACTTGAGATGCCACTCACTGAGTTTCTGAATACTCTTGCATTTCACACCACGATAAGCAAACAGAGGCAGAAGCGATTAGAGAAGGCGGCAGCATCAGGTTTTGAATCGTATGTCTGTGCTTGTTTAAACGAACTGCTTTAATTCAGCCACTTCGCTTGATTTCTTAATTATAAATAGATGGCACTATCAGCAAGTCACCAAGTCAGTGGAACACATCAACCAGCCTATAACGATAATCTGTGGGTTGTTCAAGAAACATCCACCGGTATAACAGGCAATTTTAATTTTAAGTTTATCTGCGATGTCAAGAATACATCCGATGACCTACTCACAAGGATAAAAGTACCTTTACACTTTGGCTCAAACAATAGAGGCGTGTTCAACATCGCTCGTGTTTTGGAGTCTTACGTCACTCACGATTGGGATTTTACAGATACGGCTTCTCAATCTTGCTCAAACTCTTTCTTTGATTACAAGCTTGAATTCGGTTACGAGTACAGCACAGGAGCAACGTCACCAATAGAGCAGACATTAGCAGAATTGACTGTGACCGGTAACACAGTCTGGAATGCTGCACTATCACCGAGAGAGTTCTTAAACTATGATGAGGGTGATTATCTAATGGAGGCAAGTAGTACAGCTACATTTTTAACCAATAACAATGCAAAAAAAATATACCGAGATCAAAAAGATTGGCTCTATGCTCTCCACGATGGTACTCTCGACCATCTACTTGTTACTTTTTCTGATAGTAGTACTAACACCATATCTGTGGCAGCCGACGATGTGGCTCGTGTCCCGATTGGTTCAAATATTTCGGGAGGCATACCAACGGGTGCAACGTCTTATACGATTCGCCCAGAGGATAGCTCGAATAATTTGGTCGGATCAGTTTATACGATAACCATAGACGAGCGTTGTTCAAAGTACGATGCGGTTGATGTGTTCTTTCTTAATCGATTGGGAGCAGTTGAGTCATTCAGATTCAACAAAGTCAGGAGGGATAACTTTAGCATTGACAGAAGGACATTCAAACAAAACCCATATTCATTAGATGGGCAGGATTACGCCTACACAAACCAAGACTTCAATACTTCACAATATTACACGGAGAGCAATCAAAGGATAACGCTAAACAGCGACCTAATCACAGAGGCGGAATCTGTGTGGTTAAGGGAATTGGTAATGAGTCCAAGAATTTGGTTGTATGATGGGGAGTTGTACCCGATAAACATAACCGATGCGGAATACGAGCAAAGGTATCACATCAATGACAAGGCGTTTAATTTAACCATTGAAGCAGAATTGAGTTTCCCAGATAAGGCTCAAAGACTATGATAGAAATTCTAATCAACGGAGAGAAGGTTGAGCTATCCCCTGACTTTGACATTGCCATCACTCGGTCTATTGCAGACATACGCAACCCAGAGCAGAGGAGTTCGGACTATTCTAAAACGGTAACGATACCAGCGACTAAAGTAAACAATCAACTACTTGGACATATTTTTGAGGTTGGTAATGAGATAACAGGAAGCGGACAGTTCACACCTGATTTTGATCCTACAAAAAAAGCCTCTTGTGTTGTTTTGGTGGACCAGTTCCCACAGATAGAGGGATTCATCAGGCTTACAGAGATTGAAGTCAGTAACAACAACCTAATTGCATACAAAGCGACCATTCACGGAGAGAGTGCAAACCTTTTCACAGACATTGAAAACGCAAAACTTGCAGACCTTGATTTCTCAGAATACAATCACACGGTAAACATCACCAACATCACAGACTCATGGGATTCTCAAATATATGTAGACGGAAGCCCTGAGGCTTTTGAGTATGGCGTAGGTTATGTATGGAGTCAGTTAAGACCAAAACGAGCCATTGAGGAAGATTGTAGCAAGTGGAGGGTTGACGATCACACACCTTGCTTGTATGCCAAAACCATAGTTGATAAGATATTTACCACATACGGCTATCAGTATTCTGACGATTCCTTTTTTACAAGTGATGAATTTAAAAGGTTAGTTGTTCCTTATACATTTGGCGGATTGTCAGAAACTCCAACAGGTGTAACAGATAGACTTTTCCAAGCTCAAGTAACAGCAACCACTACCCTAAGTGTGGGAGATGTTTTACCAGCCGCAAACGATAGCACAGGAGGAAACTTTGACAATGGTGGGAACTACGATAATACAACCTATCAGTATACTGTGCCAGATTCGGGAAATTATGTTTGGTATGTTCAGTTGCAACTACAAGCAGCACCGGTCAACCCTGAAGAAGTACAAATGGGGCTTTACAGCGATACAGGTTCAGGCTTTCAACTTAGAGAATTATTATCGTTTGAGTTCAACTCTCTGTCAAGGCAAGAATTAGTCAAAATTGAAAGGAGTGCAGTATCTGGAGAAGTTTTTGAGGTTAGGTATGAGCAATATATAGACAGCTCAGGGATTGCTTCCAACATAGACATTGATATTGATGTATCATCATATTTTTACAATGGCTCAACGGCTTTCTCAATCGCCTACAATAAAACGGTTGACTTTGGTCAGTTCTTTACAGGTGACTACACACAGAAGGAATTTCTGTTGAACCTGGTTAAGATGTTCAATCTATACATTGAGCAAACCGATACAAAGACTCTGAGGATAGAAACAAGAGATGAATTTTATAACGGTGACAATGTTGACTGGAGCAAGAAACTTGACTACTCACAGCCGCATCAGTTGCTACCGATGGGAGAACTGCAAAATAACCCATATAAATTCAGCTACAAAGACGGAGGCGATAATCTAAACAAGCAATACAAAGAAACGTATTCCCGTGTTTATGGTGATCGTGTGATTGCCATTGATAACGATTTTATCAAGCAAGAGAAAAAGATAGAGGTCACTTTTGAGCCTACAATTATGGCACAGGATAATATTTCAGGAAGGTATTATTCCCACGTCAATATGAACGACTCAAATCTTCGCATTTTATACTATGGAGGAGCAAAACTAACTTCACCTTATTACACCTTTGATCAGAATCCTGCATCATCTCCAAATCAAGAATACTACCCATTGACATTGCACATTGATGACACGGATGCAATGAGCTTTGATCTTAACTTTGGGATGGTTCAGAGGGCTTATGTTCCTGTAGGGTTTGCATATTCAAACGACAACCTGGTCAATAAATACTATTACAAGTACATCTCAGAGATAAGCGACAAGAACAGCAAAATCTTTAGAGGTTATTTCAGAATAACGCCAAACGATTGGGCTAACATTTCATTTGCTGACTCTTATTTCTTTGAGGGGCAGTATTGGAAACTGAACAAAATCTCAGACTATCAACCACTGAAAGACGGGGTTTATTTGTGCGAGTTCTTGCTTTCTACATATTATACACCTTACATCAGCGACAATCAGAAAGTTGGTACAGGTGGATTTGATGGAGAAGGAGAAGCGACAAAAGACAGATTCCCGGTCGATGGTTCAGATGGTGAGCCTCTATTCAGCTACAAAGGCGGCTTAAACGTAGGCGATAATACTGGAAGTGATGACACAATCACACACGGTAAAAACAATCAAGCGGATTCTGTTTTTGTTACGGTTGTAGGCAGTGAAGGAACAAAGGTTGGAAAGAATATGGAGTTCACCACTGCTTTGAATTGCACAGACTTTGTAGTTCCTGAAGGTGGTAGAGTATATGTTGAAAATTACCCTGTCGTTGGTGCTTGGTTAGGTTCTGGCAAAGTGGTGAATATAGACGATACAGATTCTCCTTACTCAGCAACCTATGACGATTATCTCATTTTGTGCGATACTACAAACGGAAACATAACAGTTACCTTGCCTACCCCAAGCGATGCAAACAAGGGTAAGATGTATGTAATTAAAAAAACACAATCATCACACAACGTGACAATAAACGCAGGAGATGGCTCAATATTAATAGACGATGCAACATCTCACACAGACAACGCCAAAAACGGATATGATCAAGTCATGTCTGACGGCTCACAATACTGGATAATAACTCACGGACACTAATGGCAATAAACGAAGCAGTAAATATAGATATTGACGTAAACGGAGTCAATACGGTAAAACAAGCGGCAGACGCTTATGAGGATTTAGGCGATGCAGTATCGCAAACGCAACTTGAAGCTGAGAAACTCGCTCAGCAATTTGGAATCAATGACAAGCGTACACAAGAAGCCATCAAGGTTGCTGGTAGATATAAGCAAGAGATGGAGCAGCTTGACTTCGCAATTGATGCGGCTCGTGGAGGTTCTGACCAATTATTTCGTGCAGCTCAAGGTGTGACGGCTGGTTTTGAAGTAGCGGCTGGTGCTGTTGCTTTATTCGGTGGGGAATCTGAGGAGCTTGAAAAAGTGATGCTCAAGGTTCAGGGTGCAATGGTGTTTTCTCAAGGTCTAAAAGACTTGCAAGAGTTTGGACCAGCACTTGTAAACCTTGCGGCAACTGTTAGAAGTAAAGTTGTAACAGCATTCACTACGTTAAGAGGGGCATTAATTGCAACGGGTATCGGTGCGGCTGCTGTTGCAGTTGGAGCATTACTTGCAAACTGGGATAAATTCACGTCTTATTTAACAAAGACCTTTCCAATACTTGAAAAATTAGGTAGTTTAATTGGTTCAGTATTTCAGCAAATGACAGATGCAGCAGGTATAACTTCAGAGGCTGCAAGACAACAAGAGCGATTTAATGAAGCAATCCAAGACAACATAGATGAAACGGAAAGGCAAATAAAGATTGCACAAGCAAGAGGCGATCAAGCCAAAGTTTTAGCACTTCAGGAAAGCAAGTTATTAGATGAACTGACACTTGCTCAACAGGCATACACAGAAGATGAGAGTGCTGAAAATGAAAAACGCCTTAAGGATATTGAGTTAAACTTAGAACTCACAAGAATCGCTCAAGAAAACCATCAAAGAAAATTAAAAGAAATAAGAGATAAGGCAAGAGCAGAAGAAGCCAAAGAAAGAGCAGAGAGAGAAGCAGAACGACAAAAAGAAATCCGTCTTGAAAATGAGCGACAGAATGAAACTCAAGGAGCTGTTTTAAAAACAACGGAAACCAAACTTGAAAGCGATAAGATTGTTTTTGATTCTGAATCATTCTTAAATAAAGCAGAGGATAAATACACTAAAGATAAAATTGCAAGATTAGAAGCTGAGGCAATGGCACAAGAAGAACTGTATTATCTTTCACAAGATTTAGGAAATGCAGTTGTTTCTTTATTAGGAGAGCAGACAGCAGCAGGGAAAGCGGTTGCACTTGCTCAAATTGCAGCAGATACAGCAAGAGCATTATCTGGGGCTTTGGCTAATTCTAACAGCCCAACACCTGAAAACGTAGCCACTGGAGGATTAGCAGGTATTGCTAAATACATAGCACTTGCAACTACTATTGTTACCAACGCCAAGAGAGCCATTGATATTGTAAAAAGTGAAAATGTAACAGGGGCAGCATCAGGTAGTGCATCTTTACCAAGTCAAGCAGGAGCAACAGGTTTTCAAGCTCCATCCGTAAGGCTTCCAAGAACAGAGCAATTCACAGGGCAACAGAGAATCTACGTGACTGAATACGACATCAGCAACACCCAAGAAAAGGTCAGAGTCACAGAGGATGTGTCAATCGTAAAGTAAACCAATAAACTCAAATAATTAATTATATAAAATGGACAAACTACCAGTATACAAGTTAGTCATCAATGACGAGGATGAAACAGGGGTGAACTTTGTTAGCCTTGTAACCAATCCAGCCATTGAGAGAGATTTTCAATACTTCAACCAAGACTTTGTGAATCCACGAGGCGGAGAGTCTGAGAATGATTTTATCAGTCGATGTGTCAAAGTGGTAACCGGTGAAGGATATGATCAAGACCAGGCGGTTGCTATCTGCTACAATTATTGGAAAGGTGAAAAGTTCTTTGATGATTACCCAAAGGCAGCAAGTCAAAACGCTCAGAGAGGAATCAACCTAAACGAAAAGCTTGGAAACGATTGTGCGACATTAGTAGGCAAGAACAGAGCAAGGCAGTTGGTAGGTCGTGAAAACCTTTCCCTTGAAACAATAAAACGCACTTACTCTTATTTGTCAAGAGCAAAAGAATACTACAATCCAAGCGATACAGAAGCGTGTGGTACTATTTCCTACTTGTTATGGGGAGGCGATGAAATGCTTAGATACACAGAGCGAAAGCTTGAAGAATTGGAATTGAGCAAAGCACGGAAGTTTGATGTTGACGTTTCAACTTTACCCGGTTACATCACTGAGGACTTGCCACTATTTAACACAAAAGAGGAGGCGGAAGCATACGCTGATAAGATAGGTTGCACAGGATCACATCAAATGGGTGAGAAGTGGATGCCATGTTCAGCAGAAGAAGCACACACTGATATTGAAACTCCGTTAAAAGCTCACAGCCATCAGATTGGTTTTGCTATTCAAGACGAGGAGAAAAGAATCATCACCGGTATGGCAATGGAGGCAGAAAAAAGGATTTACAGATACGATGCAGCAAGAGGTGAATACTATGTTTACTTTGACGCTGACACCATCTTCCAGATTGCCAAGAAGTGGGCAAAGTCTGACCTGTATGATTCCGTAAACATCCACCACGAGAAAGAAACAAAAGGGCTTTCATTGTTTGAGTCTTACATCGTTGATCGTGAGCGTGGCAAATACCCACCAAAGGGATATGACGAGGTTGCAGATGGTTCTTGGTTCTTGAGTTACATTGTTAACGATGATGACATTTGGGCAAGGGTAAAAGACGGAGAGTTCAAAGGATTCTCAGTTGAGGGCTTTTTTGACTTTGATGTTAACGAAGAAGAACGCCAATTGAACGCAATTTACAACGCTGTAAAGAAGGCAGTAGAGAAATGGGATGGTAAAAACTGAGCCACTTTATTTTAAACCTTAAATATATATAGATGAATTCAAAAGAAGTATTGACCGAAATTCGCTCACTTCTATTTGGTGAAGAAGAAAAGAAAGAAGTTGAAATGGCAACTGCAACCCTTGTTGACGGAACTATCGTTGAATGGGAAGGTGAGTTGGCTGTTGGAACTGAAATCTTTGTGCAAACAGGAGAAGGCTTAGTTGCTGCTCCTGATGCTGTTCACGAAGTAGAGGGCGGAATGCTCGTGACCACTGAGGGCGGTGTTGTCACTGAGATTGTAGAACCAGCCGAAGAAGTTGAAGAAGTAGCTGCTGAAGAAGCACCTGCTGAGTTCGCTTCACTTGAGGCTTTCAATTCTTTAGTTACTCGCTTTGAAGATGCCGTTGAAAAGCTCAACGCATTGGAGGAGAAACTAAACACAAACGAGAGTGCCTTTAACTCTATGAAAGAGGCATTCGGTAAAACTGTTGACTTGGTAGAAAAGGTTGCTGACCTTCCAAGTGAAGAACCAACTAAAGCTCCAGCAAAGTTGTCAAAGAAAGAGGAGCAATTCGCAAACATTGTAAAAATCGCAAAAACACTAAAAAAATAAAATAATCATGGCATTTAATGTAACTGGTTTGACCGACTATACCAACGAGCAAAGCACCGAGTTGGTAGTAAAGAGTTTATTTGGCTCAAAGACTGCTGCTGTACTACAAGCGGCTGGTCAGGTGCAAGTAGGTGTAAAGTCTGCTGAGGCTTTGAACATCTTAACTTCTGACGTATTTTTCCAAGCTGATGGCTGTGGGTACAACGCTTCAGGAAACACAACTTTCTCTCAGCGTGACATCACAGTAGGAAAGATTAAGGTAGAGGAAACTCTTTGCCCTAAGACTTTAGAGGCTAAGTGGATGCAGACTCAAATCGCTCCAGGTTCTCCTGAGGCTGTTCCATTTGAGGAGCAAATCGGTAACGAGAAAGCATCTCGTATCGCTAAGTTGTTAGAAGTAGCAATGTGGCAAGGTAACACTGCAACAAGTAACACTAACCCTAACACAAATCGTTTTGATGGTTTCAACAAGATCATTGATGCGGCTTCTGCTTCTACT